CTCCGTCCGCACCATTATTATTAAATAAATCATATAGTTATCACACACAGGGACAGCAATGGGACACCCTGCTAGAACCTGCCACAACAATAATCTCTCCATACAAGTAATTCCATCACCCGCAAGCCGCCTGATGGTAGGCGGCTTTCTGCTATTCTGATAACCAATCAAATACACTAAGTCTGCATATAATCGCCATCTCAAGAAATACAATCCCATTATTCATTAATGGGATTTTTTTATGCTTAAAGTCGTGCCGGTAAAAATATCCGAACATTTCGAGGAAACGCGCAAACTGTCGGCAATACACTGGCAGGAGACGGAATCTGATTTTTCAGACCGTCCGCCCGAATTGGATATTCAGACCTATCGAATATTGGAAGAGCAAGGCGGAATTATTGCCTTTGCCGCCATAGTAGATGATGAGATTGTCGGGTATGTATCAGGCTTCCTTTCCCGTCATCCGCATTACGACCAACTGATAGCGCAACACGACCTGCTTTTCATCCACCCATCTCATCGCAAAGGTCGAGCGGGGTTGAAACTGATGCGCGAATTTGAAGCGGCCGCCAAAACAGCAGGCGCAAAAAAAGTCCTATACCACGCAAAGCCGAACAGCAATTTTGCCAAGTTATTGGATCGGCTTCAGTTCCAGCAAGAAGAAATCATATTTCAGAAAGGTTTGTAATATGCCAGCAGCAGTAGCAGCCCCATGGGTAGTCGGAGCATTAACAGCTAGTGCGGTAGCAGGTGTTGCCAGCGTCGGCGCATCAATCTACCAAGCAAACAAACAAGACAAGGCGAATAAGTCAGCCGCCAATCAGGCAAAAGAAAATGCACGAAATGCGCAGGCTCAGGCGGACATCGAAACCAACAAAGCCAATCAGAAAAAAACTGATGCGCAGTCTATTTTAAGCCAGCAACAGCAAGCAGCAGGCGGCGCAGGTTCAACCATGCTGACTGGCGCATCAGGTATCGACCCAAACAGCTTGAAGCTTGGGAAGCAGACTTTATTGGGCATTTGATGGGTGTTTGACATGATGGAAGAGCAACGCAAAAAAATACACCGCCGATGGGAATCTTTAAAGACCGAGCGTACATCATGGATTAGCCATTGGCGGGAAATTTCAGAAAACATCCTGCCGCGAAATGGTCGATTTATTGATGGCTATTCAAATAACGGGCGCAAGAAGCATAACAAGATTTACGACAATACTCCGATCCGCGCACTCAAAATCCTTTCCGCCGGTCTGATGGGCGGACTAACCTCCCCTTCCCGTCCATGGTTCAAACTAGCCATGCACGATGACGAAATGAACCAGTACCATGAAGTAAAGGAGTGGCTGTCAAAAGTCGAGAGCATGATGCTGTCCGTTTTTCAGCGCAGCAATATCTATGGCTCGCTTCATTCGATGTATGAGGAGTTGGCGGCATTTGGTACGGCTGCCTGCATTATCCTACCTGACTATCAGGACGTCATCAGATGTTACCCGCTGACAATCGGCGAATATGCGGTTGCGACAAACTGGCGCGGCGAAATTGACACAATTTACCGCGAATTTGAAAAAACCGTCGGTGAAACGGTTGAAGAGTTTGGCATTGAGAACGTCAGCGACGCGACTCGGAAAAATTACGAAGACGGCAAATACGATGCGAAAGTGAAAATCATCCACGCAATCGAGCCGCGCCGAGACAGGGACTCAACCCGCAAAGACTCGAAAAATATGCCGTTCAAGTCGGTATATATCGAGATCGGCGCAGAAGAAGGAAAGATTTTGCGCGAATCGGGATTCCTTCGCTTCCCTGCCGTTTGTCCAAGATGGGACATCAACGACAACAACGTGTACGGCAACAGCCCCGCGATGACCGCGCTTGGCGACATCAAGCAGCTTCAATTCAACCAAACCAGCAAACTCAAAGGCATTGACTACCAAGTCAACCCGCCAATCATTGCACCAACCGACATGAAAACACAGTCGGCGGGTTTTTTGCCGGGCGGCATCTTGTATCACGACTCAAACGGTACGGGAGACACCATCCGCTCCGCTTTTGATGTGCGGATAGATTTAAACCATCTGCTTGAGGATATTGCCGATGTTCGCCAGCGCGTACAGTCCGCATTTTATGCCGACCTGTTTTTGATGGTGTCCCAGCAATCGCAAAACATGACCGCAACCGAAGTGGCGGAGCGTCATGAAGAAAAGATGCTGATGTTGGGGCCGGTGCTTGAACGTCTTCAAAATGAACTGATTGACCCGCTCATCGAAATTACATTTGATGCAATGGTTCGCGCAGGGATTTTGCCGCCGCCGCCTGACGCGATAGCCGACCAAGATATAAACGTTGTCCTCGTTTCCATTTTGGCGCAGGCGCAGCGTGCCATCGGCGTGAATAGCATTGACCGATTTGTCGGGGCTTTGGCGTCGGTCGCCCAAGTCAAGCCCGAAGTTTTAGACAACTTCAACGGCGACAAGTGGGCGGAAATATACGCCGATTCACTGGGTATTGACCCGCGCATCTTGATGAACCCTGAAGAAGTGGCGGCAATCCGCCAGCAGCGCATGGAGCAACAGGCGCAAGCGCAACAACTTCAGCAAATGGAACAAGGCGCGGGCATCGCCCAATCTTTAGCGCAGGCTCAGAGCCTGTCTGATGACGAATATTAGTCTGCATATAATAAAAGGATGACTGTATAAAATGACAAAACATGACGACCTTGAAGCCAAAAAAAGAAAAGACAGCCTACTGGAAGAGCAGAAAAAGGCAGACTTCGAATGGCTTATGTCGGAAAAGCGTGGTCGGCGCATCGTTCGCCACCTTTTAGAAGATGCTGGCGTATGGCGTTCAACATTTCACGAAAGCCAGTCAATCGCCGCATTTAACGAAGGCAGGCGGAATATGGGCTTGAAGCTGTTAAGCAATGTGCAGCCAACCTCAAATTTTCATTTGATTCTAACCGAAGAGGGCAACAATGAGTATTGAAGACCAACAAGGCGCAGAAAACGAAGTACCGGGCGCAGAGCAAGGAGCAGAGCCGCAAAACCAAACAGGACAAACCTTGCTTGATGCGGCTGGCAACCAGGGCGATACCCCGCCACCTGAAAACCAAGAGGGCGATCAAGGCGAACAAAAAACAGACGCCGAATCTGAAGTTCCTGAAAAGTACGACTTCAAGCCGCCCGAAGGTATGGAGTTTGACGAAGAGACCATCAATCTTTACGCCGAAGCCGCCAAAGAAGCCGGTTTATCCCAAGAAAAGGCCGACATCATCTTGGGCAAAATTGCCCCGCATTTGGCGCAACAACAAATTAAAGCCATTGAAAAAGCAAGTTCAGAATGGGAAGCGGCTTCACGCGCAGACCCTGAATTTGGCGGCGATAAGTTAAACGAGAATTTGTCGGTAGCCGCAAAAGCTATCGAACAGTTTGCCACTCCCGAACTGAAAACATTGCTGAACGAAAGCCGACTGGGGAACAATCCCGAAGTTATCCGACTGTTCTACCGTGTCGGCAAAGCCATCTCTGAAGATGGTTTCGTATCGGCAGCAGGTGCGCCGCAAATCAGCGACGCCCGCGCATTTTATCCAAACACCAAAAATCTTAATCCATAAGAAAGGAAGTTAAAACATGGCAATCTTAAATTCACGCCATCCAACACTCGCAGACGTTACCGCCCGCTTGGGGCAAGACGGCAAAATCATTCACAACATCGTTGAGATTCTCTCTGAGAAGCATGATGAACTGGAAGATATGGTCGTCGTAGAAGCCAACGGCGTTACAGAACATACTACTACCGTTCGCGGCGGCTTGCCCGATACCGCATGGCGTCGCCTGTACAAAGGTATTCCGAACAGCAAATCAACTGTCGTTTCTGTAAAAGATTCGATGGGCGAACTGGGCGCGCGCGCTTTAGTTGATGAAAAATTGCTCAATCTGAATAACAACTCCGCCCAGTGGCTGATGTCTGAAGAAGCCCCGTTCATCGAATCAATGGGTCAAAAAATGGCTGATACATTGTGGTATGAAGACGGCAACATCAATCCTGAACGTTTCATGGGTTTCGCGCCGCGCTTCTCCAATAAGTCTGCTGAAAACGGTCGTAACATCATCGATGCTGGCGGCGAGGGCGCAGACAACGCCTCTATTTGGCTGGTTGTATGGGGTGTTGATACCGTCCATTGCATTTACCCGAAAGGCTCAAAAGCAGGCTTGCAAAAGAAAGACATGGGTATCGTTACCGTCAATGACGACGAAGGCAACCGCTACGAAGCCCACGAAAGCAAATACGTTTGGGAAAACGGTTTGTGCGTCCGCGACTGGCGTTACGTTGTGCGCATTGCGAACATCGACGTAAAAAAACTGGATAAGACGCTGAAAACCGGTCCTAACCTGCCTGAATTGATGGTTGACGCTTTGGAGCTTGTTCCGAACCTGAAAGGCCGCCCTGCGTTCTACATGAACCGCACATTGCGTCGCATGTTGCGCGCTCAAATTGCAGCAAGCGCAAACCACACCATTACCCAGCGCGAAGTTGGCGGCAAGTTGGTAACTCATTTCGGCGACGGCGAGGGCGTGCCGGTTCGTGTTACCGATTCCCTGTTGTCCACCGAAGCCCGCGTGAAATAAGGAGCGACAAATGATTATTGATTCTTTACTGGAACTGTCCATTAAACAAGCCGTAACCACGTCTGCCGCCTCAACCAACGTTGTTGATTTTGGTACCAAGAAACCGAACACCGGCAATGCCGCGCATAACCTTTATGCCGTGTTTACCATTCCTGAATCTTTCGCGGGTGGTTCATTAACCATTTCCCTGCAAGATTCGGCGGACGGTACAAACTTTACCAATGTAATTTCGGGTGTAACCGTAACCGCAACCGACCTGAAGGCAGGTTCGCAATATGTAATTCCGATGCCGGTTTCTCACCGCCGATATATCCGAGCCTACTACGCCGTTACAGGCTCGATGACGGCAGGTAAAATCAACTGTGCCATCGTCAATGGTTTGCAAAACAACGATCCGGCACCCGAATCTCAAAAAGTATGGAGTGGTCGAAAATGAAAGTAGTAGCTATCAAACGCGGCTTTTACAATCAAATCCGTGAAGAAGGCGACGTCTTCGAAGTGGAAGACGGACTGACTGCATCATGGTTTAAACCTGTTACCCAAGAAAACCGGCAAGAACAGACTCAAGAGCCGGTAGGCGGTAAATACGACAATCTGACAAAAGAGGAGCTTCAAGCCCTCTTGGACGAGCGTGGTATTGACTATCATGGCAACACAGGCGAAGCCGCCCTGAAAGCCTTGCTGGAATCCAGCGACGAAGCATAAAGAAACGGAACAAGGGCGGGAAACCGCCCTTTTTTAATGGATGAAAAAATGTCTTCAGTAATCGATATTTGTAATTTGGCATTAAGCCATATCGGGCAGGCGGCAGACGTATCAAGCATAGACCCGCCCGAAAACTCAATCGCGGCGGAGTATTGCGCCCGATTCTATCCAATGGCGCGAGATACGCTGCTAGAGTCCCACGCATGGGATTTTGCATTGCGGCGCGAACCGCTTGCTATGCTGAAACACGACTCAAAACAATGGCGGTTTTGTTACGCCGTCCCGGCAGAGTGTTTAAAAATTCTGAATATTTTCCCTGAAGCCGCCGTCAACGATACCGCCTGTTTGTCCGTGAACCATGCCCGTGAAACAACGGCGGACGGTCATATGATTATTTGGTCTGATACAAAGAACGCCATCATCCGCTACATAAAACGTGTGGATAACTCACATCTGTTTACGCCGTCATTCACTACCGCCCTATCGTGGAAGCTGGCGGCAATGTTGGCAGGCGCAATTATTAAAGGCGACACATGGGCGCAATATGCCGCAATGTGCGAAGCGCAGGTTCACAGCCTGATCGCGCAGGCAAAAAACAATGATGCGCAACAATTCTCACAACAGATTAAGTTTACCCCGGCAGCAATCCTAGCGAGGCAGTAAATGGCAAATACACGAGTATTACAGCAGTCCTTTATCGGCGGCGAAGTATCCCCGAATATGTTCGGGCGCATTGAAGACCCGTACTATCGCAACGGGCTGTCCGAATGCCTAAACTTTGTCGTCAGACCCGATGGCTCGGTAGAGAATCGGGCGGGCTTTGAGTTTGTGAATGTTGCGCGCAACGATTATTCCAAAGCGCGCCTGATTCCTTTTCAGTTTTCAAACGACCAATCCTTTGCAATCGAAATGGGCGTGGGGTACTTTCGCTTCCACACCAACGGAGCGACGTTGTTGAATGACGATGGGCAGCCTTACGAAATTTCCAGCCCATACAATGAAAATGAGATTTTCGACGTGCATTATGTCCAATCAGGCGACGTGATGACACTCGTCCACCGCAACCATTTCCCCTGCGAACTGCGCCGCCTGTCAGCGACGAAATGGGAATTTAAGCCGATTAAATTCGGCGCAACCATCGGTACGCCTATGGGCGTTACAGGATTCGCGCACAAAGGCGGCGACGCAGGAAACCCAAACAAAGTGTATTACGACACACAGTATTGCGTTACCGCCGTAAGCAATGACGGCTTAAATTCCGAGTCTGAAACATCGGCGGTCATTACTATAAACAATAATGTTTTCGTTACAGGCAACCATAATCGTATCGAATGGCAGGCGGTTGAAGGGGCGGGAAGATACAAAGTGTACAAGCGCACAAGCGGCATTTTCGGCTATATCGGTCAAACAAAAGACCTGTTTTTCATAGACGACAACATAGCCGCAGACACATCAATCACGCCGCCGATTTATGACAATATTTTTCTACAAGGCGGAATTGATTCATTTTCGGGCATACAGCCAATCGAGATTCCCAATTACGGGAAAATCACAAGCCCTCAAATCGAAAACAAAGGGAATTTTGAATCCATCATATCAACAGGCGGAGGAAATAGAGAAGTATTTACAGATGTCCCGTTCACAATTTCTCAAGGCAAACTCAGCGCAAGAAAGGATACTACTTTTAAAATCGCCCTTGAGGATGCAACAGGGCGCGGAGCTTCGCTATCACTCGTCTTCTCCAGCTACAAACTGGATTCGATAGAGGTATTGGGTTCGGGCGACAACTATTCCGATCCAAAGTTGAAGGTTTACAAAAAAGGACTGGATGACGACGGCGGTGAAATTTGGGAAGAGTTCACTGATTTTACCCCCGCAGTAATTAAATGGAATCTTATCCAAAACTTTACTGTCGTCATAGACGATGAAGAGCATAGCGGCTCAGGGGCAACAGCCGTCCCCGTATTTGACGGGCGGCGCATAGTTAATGTTGCCATCACATCGAGAGGATACAACTACAAACGCCCCATCCTACACCTGAAAAGCGAGCATCTGAACCAAAGAATAAATTTTGCCAGTGCGAACCTGACGCAATCATCGTTCCCGTCCGCTGTTTCGTACTTTCAGCAACGCCGCGTATTTGCCGGGACGAGCATCAAACCCCTGCAAGTATGGATGACGAAGACAGGGACGGAAAGCAACCTAAGCTATTCCCTGCCGATTAAGGATGACGACCGAATCTCTTTCAAGCTGGCTTCGCGCGAGGCAAGCATGATTCAACATATCGTCCCGCTGAATAAGATGATTCTGATGACGGGCAGTGCGGAATGGAACGTCAATACCCTTAACACCGACTACCTGACACCCACGTCAATCTCGGTATCTCCGCAGTCGTACATCGGGTCGTCTATGGTTCAGCCCGTCATTGCCAACAATTCGCTGATTTATGCGGCGGCGCGCGGCGGCCATGTTCGGGAACTTGCCTACAACTGGCAGGCAAACGGCTACATCACGGGAGATATTTCCATACGCTCAAGCCATCTGTTTGACGGCAAAAAGGTTATGGATATGTGTTTGCAGAAATCACCGTTCCCGGTTGTTTGGTGCGTATCGTCAGACGGCTCATTATTGGGCTTGACTTACCTGCCCGAACAGAATATCGGCGCATGGCACAAACACACGACCGACGGGGTGGTCGAAAGCATTACTTCGGTTACAGAGCAGGATGATGATATTTTGTATGCCGTTATCAAACGTACCGTGCAAGGAAGATCGGTTCGATACATCGAGCGGATGCGTCCGAGAAAAACCGCCACGCAAAAGGACTATTTTTTCATGGATGGCGGCTTGACCTATCGTGGGACACCTGTTGGTGCAGTATCAGGTCTTAGCGCATTGGAGGGCAAGACCGTTCAAATTTTGGCTGACGGAAACGTCATGCCGGAAACCACCGTTTCAAATGGCAGCGTAAATCTCCCCGATGGAATCGAAGCCAGCGTCATCAGCGTTGGATTACCGATTGATTATTCCATTACCACCCTTCCGCTTGCGTTTCAGATTGATGCCGCGATGGGACAGGGTAGGAATAAAAACATCGGCAAGGTTTGGCTCCGCGTGTATGGTTCAAGTTCAATTTCCGCCGGAAAATACGGCGGCAAAATGTACGAATACAAACAGCGGACGACAGAGGTATTCAGTCAACCGAGCAGGCCTAAAACGGGTGTGGTCGAAATCAATGTTGACGGACAGTGGAACGATGACGGCTTGATTCAAATCAAACAGGAAAACCCCTTACCGCTAACCGTCCTGTCTATGACTGCTGAATTTTCGGTCGGTTGAGTCTGCATATAAAACGAATAACTCATGGTTAAATCCCTATATTCAGGAGGTTTAAACATGAGTTCTTCTTCTATTAACTGGAATAAATTCGGAGATTATGCCGGGCTTGCCACACAGGGAATCGGCGTCATCGGTCAGGTTGCAAGCGCGTTTTACTCCGCCCGTTCAGCCCGTCGAAACGCCGACTTGCAGGCATTCATGGCGGAAATGAACGCAAAGGGCAGCGAGCGTCAGGCGCAACAGGCTTTTTTGCGGCGTGATAAAGAGATTGCCGCGCTTGGCGTGAAGACAGGCCGTCTGAAAAGCAGCCAGCGTGCCGCACTTGCCGCAAACGGTTTGGACCTATCGGAAGGGAATGCCGTGGAGATTTTGGCAGACACGGAATTAATGAAGGAAGTAGATAAAAGCCAAATCGAGCAGAATGCCATCGCCGAAGCGTGGGGGTATCGCTTACAGGGCGTACAGCATCAAAACGACGCACTATTTGCGCGCGCGCAGCAGAAAGGTACCTCGCCTCTTCTTTCCGCCACCACTACCCTGCTAAACGGCGCGTCTCAGGTTGCGCAAAGCTGGTACACCTTGAAGAAACAAGGGGCATTCCAAAGCAAGCAAAAATCAGACGATCCGATTTATGCCCTATACACCCTCAATAACGGATGGAAATAATGAAAGTACCCATTTCAAACGAATTTAGCGTAGGTGTTTCAAATGCGCCGGCGGCGCACTTTTCCGCCGCGCAATTACCCGATGCAGGCGCACCATTGGCGCACGCAGGCAATCAGGCATTTGCCAAAGGGCAGGAGATGGTAAACGCCCAAGCGAAAATGCTTGCAGAGATGAACGACCTGGCAGCCGATAACGCGCTGGCGCAGGTAAAGGCGTTCGAGCAGGATTTGCGCGTCAATCCCGATATGGGCTATGAAAGTTTGCGCGGAGAGAATGCATTGAACCGCCCCGACGGACAGTCGCTGGTAGATGAGTATGACGGCTACCTGATGAAGCGTGCAAACGAAATCAAAGACACCCTGAAAAACGACGTTCAAAAGTCTTTATTCTCGCAACGCCTTGAATCAATCCGCCAAACCTTGCGCAATAAAACAGGTGAACATTTGCTGTCAGAAGGGCAAAAATGGAAGGAAACATCGCTAAACAGCCAAATAGATTTGGCGGCAAACTCATTCACCCTATCCACTTCGGATGAAGAGCGCGACGCGGCCATAAAACGTGCAATCGGCGCGGCAAAAGGACTTCAAAATCTCAACGGCTGGGACAGCGAAACCATGCAAAAAAAAGTCATGGACGCTTCAGACAAGGCAATCCGACAGGTCATAGACGACCAAATCGACAAAGGGAATTACGCCGAAGCTACCCGCCTTGCCATCAAATACGGCGCATTTGCCCACGGCGAAACCGTTGTCAAAGCCCGCCAAAAAATCGAGCAGGCATACCAAGACCAAGTCATCGAAGATGCGACCGCCAATTTCAAACCTGGCGACGTGATTCAAATCCCTGTCAATGCCGATTCATCAAAAGCAGATACGGGCAACCCTATTCAAGATACCGTAAGCCGCATCATTGGATATGAATCAAAAAACGATCCAAACGCCACAAACAAAAAAAGCACGGCTGAAGGACTGGGACAGTTCATTGATTCGACGTGGTTCCATATGGTACGGAAATACCGCCCCGATATTGCCAAAGGGAAAACTGATGAGCAGCTTAAAGCCCTGAAGCGAGACCCTGCCCTTTCCCGCGAGATGACGACCCGTTACGTTGAAGAAAATTCCGCCCTGCTCAAAAAACACGGCATCCCGGTCAATGTGCGAAACCTGTACGTTATGCACTTTTTGGGCAGCGGAGAAGGTCCTAAGCTGTTGCGAGCCGACCCTAACCAACCCGTATCGTCTTTCATTTCGGCGCAATCCATCAACGCAAACAAAACGGTTTTATCAGGCAAGACCGCGCAGCAGGTTTTGGATTGGGCGGCACGCGCCATGAAAGTAGGTAAAGACAGCGGAGGAGGTACAAGTTACGTCAGCATTCCGACAGGCGACCCCGTAGCGATGGAAAAGGCAATCCGCCAACTTCCAAAGAACCAGCAGGCGAGCGTCCGCGCGAACATCAACCGTCAGATTTCGGCCTATAACGAAGCAGATAAACAGCGTAAAGCCGAAAATACAAATGCCATCATGGGAATGCTGGAAAACGGGGGTAGTGTCAACTCTATCCCCAAAAGCGTTTGGTCGGGATTAACTACCCAAGAGCGGGAAAAGTTCAGAGCATACGAAGCCGCCGTCAAAAACCGTAATGAAAAACAGCTTTTTGAAGCCAATACCGACAACTACCTGCAAATGACAAACCCAGATGTACTAAAGAAAATGACCCGAGAACAGGTTGCTGCAACATCAGTTGTTTTCGGGAGGCCTGCAACCGTAACACTGCTCAACAAATGGGACGCCATCCAAAAACAAGGAGAGGCGGAAATAAAAGCGCAAACCGTACAGAATGAATATTTCCAACACATTTTGAAGGAAAATTTCAATATTGATTTACGCGGCAAGCATACAGAAAAAGAAAAGCAGTTAGCCGCCAACATCAAGTTCAATTTCAATCAAGCCTTGGCAAACAAGCAGAAAGAGATGGGGCGAAAATTGACGGAAGAAGAGCAACAGCAGCTTATGCGTTATTGGGCAGGCGTTACCTACACAGAAAAAGGCTGGTTTTTCGATAAAGAACGTTCCGTTATGGAAGACAACCCATACGGCGAACATGCAGGAAAGTTTTTCTAATGGCTGATTTAAATAAACTGATTCAAGATACATCCGCAAAAGCAGAAGAATTGCGGCAGGCAAAAATCCGATTTGACGCGGCGCACGGCGGAAATCCCGACGAAACCGCAGAGCAGATACGGACGGCGCGACAATTCGCCGTCCCCGTAGGTGTTGTTCAAGCCATGCCCGAAGAGATGAAGCGCAGGAAACGAGCAGCGCAACTGAACGGCATACTTGGCAACAACAGCGCATTGCTCAAGCATATGTCCAGTACCCCGCATTTCCCCCTGCTGTCAAAAGACGATTTGGAAAAGCTGAACGAAATCGGCACAATCGCCCAAGACAGAAAACAGGGGACGGAAGGATACGCTACGCAGCTTGACAGAGATTTTGTCAATTGGGCGCAGCGGAACTTTGGCGATGCAGGCGGAGACGTGGCGCGCG